CCATGACTTATCTTCATGGTCACCAGGAAGAAATCCTATCTCCCTAGTAGCAACAAGTGATCTTACAATATATACTTTCTCATAAGGTGTTTTAGGATCTAAAACATCTTTTAATGCTCTATAAAGAGTGATAAATGTTTTACCAGTACCTGCGCAACCATATGCTACTAGGTTCTTTCCTTCATCATACTGATCAAAGAACCTCTCCTGATTAGGAGTAAGAGGTTTTATCTCTTTGAAAAAATCAAGATTAATTGGTTTCTTTCTTTTCATAACTCTACTACTCATCCCACTAGGATTAGTACCTATACCTGAATTTGCTTTTTTTCTTGGCATACTTAGAAACTATAGTCACGATTTTTACGTACAGTAGCACCAGGTTGTTTAGATGCTCTGTCTAATACCTCATTCCACCCACTAGATGCTGCTTCTCCTGTCCACCTAAACTCTGTAGACTGACTAGCGCATCCCTTAGACCAGTCTTTATCCCAGTCTGGGTTTTCTTTTCTCCAATCATCATAAGCAGCCATAGTCATAGAGAGTTCTTTTTCCTCTCCAGTCACTCTATTTTTCACAGGATAAGTAGGCATAATTGTAAATATGTGTAAATTTATTTATTCCCACTCCATAGCTTCTGCTACAGATGGAAACTGTTCTACAAAAATAGACTTGCATTCATTAGCAATATCCATATGTTCTTTCTGGGTTCCATGCCCTGAACGTAGATTGATATAATGAATCCAAGAACGTGCTGAACCACTCATGTAGATTTTAGTAGGAGTAGCAAGAGGTAATACAAACCTTGCACATTCTTTTGCTACACCTTTCTCTAACATCTGATTATACAATGAAAAAGCAGAACTGAAAAGAGTATTCATTTGCTTATTCAATTTTTCTACAACTTCAGGATCTAAATCATCGATACTATTCTGTCTATTCTTAGTATCTTGTCTTCTAAGCTCTGGCAATTCTACCTCACCTAAAAGATTACTATCAGCATACCTTTGAGAAAACTCTTGATAAGTAAAACTTCTATGTCTTAATATCTGCGCAGCTATACCTCTTGTAGTTTCTATCTCAAGAGTCATAAAGGATTGCTCAAAGATACTCCAATGACCATGCTTAATACAATACTTTAATAGACCTGAAAACTTTTCATTCTCTTGGTTCTTAGGATTACTTACTCTAGCAACATAAGCAATATGCTTTTCAGCATCAGGTGTCACTGATATCAGTCTTACTCTTTTGTTTTTCATGTTTTTTTCGTTTCTCCTCTTTTCTAATCATTTTAGCATAGTAAATATCCTTCTCTGTATACCAATCAGGATGTTTCTTTGCCCTTTTTAATAACTTTTTAGCTGCCTTCTTGTTGTGCATGTTTGCTGAAGTATGCATGAAAGTAATCAGTTATACCAGCAGAAATTTTATGTCCTTTGGAAACCCATTCATCAGCACACTCGTAAATGTCCCTGAGTGAGTATTTAGACTTAAGAGGATCTATATCTCCATACTTACTAAGAAGTATTTTTAAACAATCTGCTCTAAGTTTAAGTTCTGCATCAGTTAAATCAGTCATCATCATCCTCAAAGATTTCATCATAAGTTGTGGGAGCAGAAGAAAATGCTAGTTCTTTAGAATTATTTGTGTAGGCTTCTACATCAGAATAAACTTCAGATTCTATTTCATTTATTATATTTTTAAGGTCAAACAATAAGACCTTTAATTTTCCCTTATCCATAATTTTTATATGGTATTTAGCAATCTTACATAAAAAAAGAGGAGCCGTCAAGCTCCTCTTTCTATTTTCTGATAAATCAGCTTAGCTGCAAGGAATTGCCTTACTTCTAACTTTAATTCCACGATACATTAGATCATGGTTTCTGTGCTGATTGTGCTCGTTGATGAGCATTGCTCTGTACTCTTCAGTGTCGTATGAGACACCACGGTAAGTAACTTGTGCCATTGGCTTTCTCCAAAGTAGTAGGGATTTTTAGCCCCGTTCCTTCAGTCGGCTTTTGCGTCCCAACATCCCTCAGTTTCTTCTTTCACAATCTGAATCATTTCAACTTTAACTTCATCTTCGACTTTGTATGATTTCATCTTATCGACTAAATCATGAGCCTCAGAACAAGTAAAAGAAGTGGCAATAAGAAAAGGGATCATGGGATGAACGTATCCGTTCCGAGTCGGCTTACTTGCGACCTGAATGTATCAGGTTGAACGATTGTGTTAATACTAACACACATATACTATATAGTCAAGTTTGTTCGTAATTTGTAATATTACTTTAATGGTTTCCCATGTTTGTCTAGAAGTTTTACTTGACCTAGATTGGATTTTCTTGCCTTCTTAATCTTTTTATATTCCTTTATCAGTTTATCTACTTCATCTTTATAAACTTTCACATTTAACTTCTTAGCATCACCCTCAACAAATCCTAATCCATTATCTTTCTTACCTTCTTCAGACTCTAGATATTCATTTATTCCATTCTGTATTTCACCTTCAATAATATCATTGATCTGATTTCTAATCTCTTTATTATCCACCTCTACCACCCCATTGGATATCTGGATAAGCCTGTTCTACAACACCTTGAGTAATTTTAGGGTATTTACGAATCAATGCCTTATCTTTTACCAAACAAAGAATGTCTGCTTCATCTGGATGTAATCCTTCAAGCATCTGAATGAACATAGTCTCTCTACGAACTGTAGATAGAGTATCATTACCACCCTTCACAAAGTGATAAAGGTTTCTATATTCTTTTCTTAAAGAAGTATGATCTGTTCCTACAGGAACTTCATTCTTTTCATAAGGAACTTCTCCTTCAGGAACCACAGAGACAACAGTATCATCAAAGTTCCATATCAATATAGAAACTAAAGCTTCATTACGATACTCTTTCAATACCTCAATTCTATCATCTATTTTCCTTTGCTTATTTGCTGATTCTAAGATCTCAAATATAAAAGGATTGGGAGGAAGTTTAGTGTTTGCTGTAATTTTAGGAGCTTTAATTTTAACCTTCTTAGCCTTGGAACCACTAGCCATTACAGTTCCATCTGTAGATCCATCATCTAGACCCAATGCTTCCTTGGTAGTAATCTGTGTCGCCATATTAATTCTTATGTTATAGTCAGTGTAGGATATTTAGTTAGAAACGTCAAGGCTTATTCTTCCTCAACATCTTCAGGAGTATTCTCAAACCTAAGAGCAACTACTTCATCTGCAATTAGATGTCCATTCTCATCAAACATTTCTGGATGTGTATACGTAAATTGAGGAGTGGTTTCATAGGAATGCTGTCTTGCCATCCATCCTATCATACCTCCTACTAAAAGTGATAAAAAACAAACTATAGTTGAAATAGTCAGTGTAACAATTAAAGTTTCCATTACTTTTCTCCATGAGGTTGAGACATCTTTTTCTTAAAGTCCAAATGAAATTCAAAATAAAAATGTATCTCTCTGTTGAAGAAACCAATCATATTACCGAATTTCACCTGGAATGTTCTAGGTGTTGGTAATTTCCTCCTTTTATTTCTAAGCAGTAATTCAACTCCTCTATTCATTTTAAGAGGAGGTTCCTTACTTTTGTTTTTATTTAGAGGTTTTTTTCCTTCTTCCTGGTCTTTTGTCACGACTGTATCTCCATGCATCTTCAAGGATTTTGTAAAGGTAATTTCTTATCTTTCTTGCTTGTGATTTAGGGATGTGATGATAACCCTCTCTGATTTGTTTATGCTCATTGTCAGTACCACCTTTAATATACTCTTCCAATTCTAACACAACATCACTAATTTCTGAAGCGGTTGAACTCTCAATGAATTCATCCACTTCACTCTTGAGAATCTTCTTGACCTTTAGATATTGATAGAAGTCAATAACAAACTTCCCTTCAAACGCTAATTCAATTGCCTTCTCAACATCATAGTAGGTTTCCTCATCCCGCATCTTAGACCATGTTGTTTTCTTTGAGGTATTTAACCGTTTCTGTACATCCACCTAATTTTCTCCCATTCATAACAACTTGAGGGAAGGTAGAACCATTCCCAAACTCACCATAAAAACTTTTTCTATCAAAGTTTTGATCTAGTTTATAGATTACATGATTGAGTTTAGCTAACTCTAACACCTGAACTACTTTTGTGCAATAAGGGCAGCCATCTTTAGAGTAAACAGCGAAGTTCATAGTTTCATTTTTCATAGGTAAATGTTTTCTTCTTAATTTTAGTATCAAACTCACCAGTTCTACCTGGTTTCATCTTTCCTGTCTTTTCATTCTTTCTATAACCAGGCCAAGGTGATTTATTAGTTCCCTTAAGGGTTGCACTTCCACCCTTCTTTCTCTGAATCAGCACAGAGTCTTGATCATATTTCCTACCAAGTTTCTCTACTTCTTTTTTAAACTTTCTCTTACTCTTCTTACCTTGACTAACAACATAAGACCTTTCTCCTACCTTCCTTTCCTTCTTAGTTCCTTTATCTTCTGTATATCTACCACTAACTTTAGTGGGACCTGGAAACCCACGTCCTCTAATATCCTTCTCTAACTGCTTAGAACGTGCCTTATTCTCCTTCTTAGACTTACCACCTCTCTCTGCTGAAACTATTGCTACAGCACCCTTCTTTGCCTTACTGGCTAATCTAGTGAGACTACTCTCATCTAGGAACTCTTTAAAAGTCTTCATCTCTTCTGGGCTTTTAAAATATTTATTTATTACTTCTTCTTCTGTTGGATATTGTATTCTATAACAATCTTATTAGAAGTTCTACCTGAACTACTAAAGGTGGTACTACTTGTCATCTCACCACCTAACATCAATGCTAATTCACCAACTTGTTTCAGGAGTTGTTTTTCATTATGAATAGTCATTTTCTTAACCCAATAAACTTATCATAAGCCCATATTTCAATCACTGAAAGATTAGCAGCAAGAGCTATAATTAAAATCCAATCCATCATGTTCATCGTTCATCCTCCTTAGATCTATTTTTAATAATGATTCTATCATTTTCATAGTCAGGAACAAACTCTAGGACATCATCATGACCCCACATAAGTTCTTCATATAAAGAATTAAGTCTGTCCATGTCTTCGTAAAGATCGTTGACATGTTCTTTATCGTAGTCCATAAACTCCTGTTAATGTTTTATTATTTAATGACATAAAAAATGAGAGGGTTTTACCCCTCTCACTATATCAGGTTATCCTGTTTTTATCAACCTATAGAAGGTGCAGAAAGTAACGCAACTTCACTTGTCTCAGCAGATGCTAAGTCTAGTGGGAAGTTGTGAGCATTTCTCTCATGCATAACTTCCATACCAAGGTTTGCTCTGTTTAGGATGTCACCCCATGTAGGAACAACTTTACCATTAGCGTCTACAACAGACTGGTTGAAGTTGAAACCATTAAGGTTAAATGCCATTGTACAGATACCCATAGAGGTTAACCATACACAGATAACAGGCCATGATGCTAGGAAGAAGTGAAGACT